GGTGGTGACTGGTTCTATGTTTTACGAGACCGTGTACGAGACCGGCAAAATGTCGGTTGCCTCGTACGAGGATGATGCCGAGGCACAGCGTGCGATAGAGGATCATCATCGTCGTGCGCTGAACGGAGAGTCTGGTGGCCCACTCGGTCAGCCTGCCGAGCGGATCAGAGCGGTGTACGTGTACGACGAGCATCCGAACGAGTTCAACGTAGAACAGACGTTCTCGGCTGAGGTTGCCGGGAAGGAGATGGATCGACTGATCAAAGAGGTGAAGGACAAGAACGGTGTCGTGGCGATCGATGAGCTTGCGACGCGCGTACGCGATCTTTCACATCCGATGGTCGATGTACAGTCGGGCGAGCCGTTTCAGTCGTACTACAAGATGAAGGAAAAGAAGCAGCTGAATCTCAACTTCCTCGAAGGAGGTGTGCAGTAATGCATACTGGCGAACACCTCCACCACTGTGAGCGGTTCGATATTGACGGGCCGCTCGAACAGAAGCACGCGACGATCGTGTTTCAGAGAATGTCACAGTTGCTCACTGACTACGTGCTCGGTGCGTCGGGTACGGTTACGCCCCCTGCCTCATGGACGATGGGCCTCTCGACTACGGTGGTCGGTTCAGGCTCGAACATGATGCGGAACTCCGTTTGGTCGGCAACGGTCTCGGGATCGAACGTGAACGAGATTGGTTCCACGACTGCCAACGGTTACGCAAGGCAGACGATCGCGAAGTCGATCAACCAGGGCGGGATCGACTGGGGAACATCGTCGCTCGACAACACGTTTTCGACGGGTGGTCAGTCGTCCACGGCCGATCAGGTGACGTTCGGTGCGTTCTCGGGAGCGCCGTCACCGAACGGTGCGAACTCATGGGCGATCACCGAAGGTACGACGCTCAACGCAGGCAACTTGCATGTTGCGGCTGATACGGCAGCGACACGTACGTTCGCCAACGGCGACACGGAGAAGGTTACCGCCACGATCAAGGCTGGTTGATTGTGCGTAGCACAATCGTCAGCATCAAGGCGGGGTAGTTGTCCATCATTGGCGAGGTGGGGCGGGTGTCTGACTGATGCCCGCTCCTGCCAATGACGCTTTTGCGAGCGCAACTGCGCTCTCTACGACCCTGCCCTCGACTCTTACGGGGCAGACGACAGTAGATTCGACCAATGAGTCGGGCGAGCCACTGATCAGTGGTGGCGACTACGTACAGGGTGTTTGGTACACGTTCACGCCGACTAGTACGGGCCGCTACAAGTTTAGCTGTGATGTGAGCAGCACTGTCGTATGGACGGACACACGACAACTTGCGCTCGAACTGTTTACGGGTTCCGCTGTTGGCTCTCTCACGTTAGTCGTGAGACAGCACAATCAGTCGAATGGTAGTAGTGATGCTCTTCGTGATGGTGATCGCCTCGCCATAGAAGCTGATTTGACGAGTGGTGTTACGTACAGGATTCGTGTCGGCTCACGCTATTTTACAGGTGAGGCTGCGAACGCTCACTCTGCGAACTTCGACATCAACGCGGAATCGTTGGGTACTCCTAGTGCCCCAGCCAACGACAACCTCGCAAACGCAACCAATCTAGGTACTAACCCCGCGGATGGAAACTACGCAGGGACGATGGTGGGTGCGACGGATGATGCGGGTGCATTCAACTACGGCAATGCAACGGTGTGGGCGAAGTTCGTTGCAGGGGCTACAGGGACGAAGGAAATGCATATCGTCAACCCGGACTACACACCGGGGAGCGCCTATGCAAACGATGACTTCAATCCGTACTTCGAGCTACACCGAGTTACCGGCGCGAATCCACCTACGTCGTTCAGCGATCTTACGTTCGTAGACGATACGAGTGCAGACGGATTCCCTGACTTCTTCGAGTGGAAGCAGAATCTCACTGCGTCACTGATTTCGGGTGAGACGTACTACATTCTGATCTATCCGAATCAGTGGCAGTCAGGACTCACCGGTGATTATCAGATCGTCTTCGGAGCATATGTACCTGCTGCACCACCACCTAATAACAACCGTGCTAGTGCCGTAGCACTGAGTGATTGGGATTTGGCAAAATCTCACTACGGCAGCTACCTCTCATACCCGCGTGCGCGAGCAATCGAAGGAACCACCGAGCTAGCGACGGTTGAAGGCGGCGATCCTGTAATTGCAGGGTTCGCGCCTATGCGAAACGTATGGTACCGATTCAAGGCATATGACACTGCCGACTACAAGGTGTGGGTTGAATCGGCAGTTGACTGCCTATTGGCCGTCTACGAAATAGGGATAAGCGAGTCTGTCGGTACCTTCATCGATGATGATGACGATAGTGGTACAGGCAACTGGCCTGAGTTGACCTTTACAGCCAACCCTGCCAAGACGTATTGGATACTCGTTGACTCCAAGACCGAAGGCGACTTCACACTGAAGTTCCAAGAAGTGGTTGTCGGTACGCCACCGGGCAACGATCAGTTTGCAAACGCGACGGTAATCTCGTCTATCCCGTATAGTGCAGCGGGTACTACGGTCGGCGCGAATGCAGAGCCAGGCGAGAAGGATTCAGAGACTCTAGGACTTGGGCCTACTGACAGCGTTTGGTACAAGTACGTTGCGACCGCTGACAAGCAGTTGAATGTCTATGCTCGTAGCGTGACTGGTAATAACGACGGTTACGTCGTTATCGACACATGGAAGGGTACGACGCTAGCCAACATCGTTCGCTATCCGACACCCCTGAATCTCACTAAGGGGTTCTTCAGTATCGGAGATACTGAGCAGCAGATCAAGAACAACACCTTGATCATGAACGTGGTCAACGGGGAGACGTACTACATCCGTGTGCAAACGGAGAGTGGTGGTTCGGAAGGCTTTACGCTCTACCTCGATGAGCAAGTTGTCTACGTCGACATCCAACCGTCAGGTCTCGACGTTGGCCCGTATGCGGATAGCTTTACGGTATACGTTAACATCACCGCGTCGGGTGTTGAAGAGTTTCACGGCACAATCCTCGACACAGCCACCGTCTACGTAGACATCCAGCCGATCACGATCTATGAGGCACAGGGCGCACAGAGGACAGATTCTGCAACTATCTACATCGACATCCGCAATACGGGTGGTGAGTGCTACTCGACACACATGGGTAGCGCGATGGACATGGAGTGTGATCCTCGTTGGACGATGACGTGCGACACACGTTGGACAATGGATGCCGATCCTCGCTGGACGGTTGAGGAAATCGACGGACTAGGAGTTCACTGCTAATGCCTATCGGGATTCTCGCACAGGGTACGAAGGAGAACATCCGTTGTCGTGTTGACGATGCCTCAGAACTTGTCAGCGACCTTTCAACGTCAGGGCCGACGTTTACAGTGCGAGACTCGGCCGACGTTGCGAAGGTGACGGATGCATCAGCCACGGCGAGCGGAATGATCATTACTGTGCCGCTCGACACAACAGTAGGAGGTACATGGGCAGAAGGTGAGTATCGACTCTTCGTGAAGTACACGGTCGGCTCCGAAGTGATCCGCAAGGGGCCGCACTACTTCACCATCGCCAACTTCTAGGAGAGATTAATGGCACCGAGTGACCAGAATCTGCTTGATCTAGTACTGGATACAGATTGTTACCGCAAGCTGGATTCAGTCGAGAAGGCCAAGGTCGCAAAAGCATTGAAGGGTGAGGTTGCATCGACACCTCGCTCGAATATCGGCAAGGTTGCGTTCTATCTAGCACGGCGTCTACATCCTGTGGGCAGTACCCCGCCGCCTCCCGATCCCGCAGCATCAGGCTACGCACCGCAGGCGTACAACAAGGGATCGTCAGGGCAGGACGCTCGCTACAACGTCTTGATCAACTGTACTCGTCATAACGATGGCTCCTATGAGGACAAGAAGGGTGTGCTCTATGACGATGGCGGTCGTGTCAAGGCAGGAGGACAGGATCGTAGTGGTCAGCACATAGATGGGCTAAAGCCCGCCGATCAGATGGATAATAAGGAACCGTGGGAGCCATACGTCCACAATAACATCGCGTATCCACCGTATCCCGCAAAGAGCTACGAGAGGTAGGAGAGATGATCAAGCAAGCGGCAATGGTCGGGGCTGCGGTCACGATCGTATGCATGGGGGTTGTCGCATCGAGCATGGCAAACGGCGGGCATGAGAGTCCGCCTGTGACAACACAGACCAACGGGCATACGCCTGTGACGTTCTGCCACAAGCCGGGGACGCCTGCTGAGCAGGAGCTTACGACCGACGATGATGGCTTTCTTCAGGGGCATCTCGGTCATGGCGACACTCTCGGCCCGTGTCAACCCACGACAACGGATGAGACAGAGACAACGCCTGATAAGACGGAGACGACTCCGACGATTACGGAGACGACTCCTGCAACCCCACGATGTCCGCCGGGGATGGAACCGACTGCCGGGAAGGATGGGGAACCCGGCAACGATGAGTGTCGATATCCGCCGACAACTACTACAACTACGCCGACAGTCACAGGTGTGACCGCAACGGTCACTGCAACGACGACACCTTCTACAACGACGGTGACGACGACAACGCCCGTGACGGGGCCGAAGCCCGATGCACCGCCGAAGCCGAAGACAGAGGTCGTCGTGAAAACGAAGAAGGCGACATCATCGTCTTCCAATCTCAATGATAAGAAGGAGGCGAAGACGACGGCGAAGGCTGTCGGAGCGAAGGGGAAGAAGAAGTGCCCTAAGTACATGAAGTTGTACAAGGGGGAATGCGCAGTGATGGGTAACGGATAGTGACTGGTCGCCTCTACGGAGGCGATCAGTGACACTCTGATGCCGTTTCCGACTACACCCATTCTCGACGCCTTCAACCGCGCTAACGAAGATCCTGCCGTTGGCTGGTCGGTCATGACAGGTATCGACGATATGCGTGTTGTCAGTAATAAGCTGACAGGGGGCGGAACTACTTGGTCGGGCTCAAGTTACGATGGTCTTGTTTTCACTGTACCAATGGAAATGTACGTTACCAACGTTTTTGGTATGGGCAGCGGTGGTGTACAAGAAATAAACTATCTCTGTCGAGATGCTACATCAGGACTTAAACCGAACGATGGTAACCGAAACGGTTATGCATTAATCACGAATCTTACCGTCGTAGACGAGATTACATTAAATAGATTAGATGCCGGTGTCTCAACAACTGTCCATGAGTGGGCTATTAGTGGGGGAGGGATAGATGTTGGGGACTCATTCGGTATTTATGTCGATTCAAATAACTTTCATCATCTTTATTTTAAACATACTACAGGAGCATGGATAGAACAGGGCGTACCTATTCAGGATGCTACCTACACGTCAGGTTTCGGAACTTTGCAAACTGACGGTAATGGAACCGCTGAATGGGATGACTTCGGTGGCGGAACTCCTGTTGTTTTGGATGCAGGGCCGAAGTTGATCGTAATGCAAGCCAATCGGCAAGCGTGGTAAGGAGAAGATATGTTCTCAGCATCGAGTGTTTGTACGGGGGCCGGTTCTACTGCCCTGCCCTGTATGTCGATCTATGCTAGTGCGAACGGTGGTGGCATTCTTCGTAAGATCACTGTCGAGAATCCGACAGCCACTGCGGTAGATATCGCACTACGCAAGTTGACTACTGCCGGTACGCAGGGAGCAAGCGTTGACGAACTCAACTGGCAAGATGGGCCTGCCCCACAATGTCAGGTCGTTCAGGCTCACAGTGCGGGGCCGACGATCACCGCGGGTTTCATCGACCGCTATCAGTTCCCTGCATCCATGCCTGGTGCAACGATGGTATGGACATACGAAGGTAGTGGTCTCTATCTTCCGAAGGGAACCGCCAATGGTTATGGTGTGATCCCCGCAGTAGGAACAGGTCAGCTTGTCGTCGTCACGTTTCAGTGGGAAGAATCGTAAGACGTGGCAGCTACCCATGTCGGATCGACCACTCCGGTATTTGGTGCCACTAGTGCAGCACCGACGTATCCGACTGGACTACGACCCAACGATGATGTCTTTATCTTCGTTGGTGCTTCTATCGGTACGGTTACGTATCCAACCATCTCTGGCTGGACAAAGGTATTTGATGCAGAACTAGGTGGTGGTGTCGCTGGTGCGGGTACAGGCACACGTCGTCAGGCGATCTACAAGAAAGATGCTGTAGCCGGTACTGAGACAGGCAGCGTAACAGTCACACCCACAGGCACAGTAGATGTCGTCGGTGCTCTGATGATCGCCTTACGAGCAGGTGCGCCAGGTAACTATCTGGAATACGTCTATACATCAGGATCGGATACGGCTGCTGGTGCAACAGCTTCCGTTACTGAGAGCGTTCAGGACAACGAGACTTTTCCTGACGTGATGTTTGGCTTTACCTGTGCACCTGCGAATACGAACATGGGATCACAGACCTTCACAGCTACGGGTGTCACGTTCGGAACCGCAGTAGAACATCAGGATGCAGGATCAATTACAGGTAATGATATTCGCGTCTCCGCCATTTCACGTCCCATTACTGCGGGTACTGCATCAGCGGCTACCGTGCATACTAACTCGATTACGACAACACTCGGTTGCGTGTTCATCCGCGCTATTGAACGTGTTCGAGCCTTCCATCATGCACCTCAGCATTGGAAGTGGCTGTGAATAGAGCGATCCACGCACCGTTTAATCCACAGTTCCGCCGAATCTCCGGGCCGATCGGTGGTAAGTCTTCATCGACCGCAATTGCCTATACGGATAGTGCAACGGTATTGATCGACATCCAGGTATCAGATGTTCAGGTATTCGAGCCTGTCGATAGTGCAACCGTTCTTGTCGATATCCAGGTAGTCAGCACCACGGAGATTGCACAGTTCGTCGACACTGACACGGTGCTTGTTGACATTCAGGCATCGGGAACTGAGACACGTGAGTCGTCTGATACGGCCACTGTGCTAGTCGACATTCAGGCCATCTCCACGACAGAGATTGCAGAGTTTGTCGATAGTGCGACTGTCCTTGTCGACATCCAAGTCAGTGCGCTCGAAGAGTTCTCGTACTCAGATGCGGCGACGGTATACGTAGATATTCAGCCTAGCGGCGTCGACATCAGAGAGATTTCGGATGCGGCAACCGTCTATGTGGATATCACCCCGAAGTCGTGGGGGCCGACACCGATTGCGATTGACACGATCGTCAACTCGCTTCGGACAGGGACAACTGATCCTTACACGTTCAACGTTACGCCCCTAGTCGCACTACCACGAGGCATTGTTCTCGTCGCATCTCACGGATCGACCTCGACGGACAAGTGGGGCACTGTCACCTACGGCGGTGTCGCGATGACGCGCGTTGCAACAGCAGCGGCCACTGCGGGTGGTGCTGGAAACATTGGTCTGTCTGCCGCGTGGTTCCTGGGATCAGGCGTTCCGGTCGGCACACAGACATGTTCGATCGACTACACAAGCTTCGATGACGATGACTGTTTGTTCACGCTGTATGTCCTAACAGGCGACGGTGATCTAGAAGTCATCGACTCCGACACCATTGTCGATGCTAGTGGTCTCGCCAATCCGAATCTCACCTTGCAGTATGCGTCACGCGCTGCGCTCTCGTTCGCAACGTTGTTTGACGCAACGGGTGCAGTAGGCAACTTCACCTCCAACGGTAATACGACGGAGGATCAGGATTTCGATGGCGGTTCCTACATCGTCGTCAACATGCATCAGACGATTTCGGGTCAGGCCGACTTCAACATCGGTGGCACATGTAGTGCTGACTTCGTAGCAATGGTGGCATTGGCCGTCGCACCGGTCACACAGACGGCCGATCTTCACGAAATCTCCGATGCCGCCACTGTCTATCTAGACATCCAGGTCGTGACTGCTGACATTGCGGAGTATGCCGAAGTCGCGACTGTCCTCGTTGACATTCAGGCAATCAGCACCACAGAGGTTCTCGAATCTGTTGAAAGTGCGACCGTCTATATGGATATCCAGTGTGTCGTTACTGCCGAGGAACATCACGCAGTCGATAGTGCCACCGTACTCGTAGACATTACGGTTGACTCCGTTGAGGAATACACTCCTGCTGCGGGTGATTACCTTGACGATGCGACGGTACTCGTAGACATCCAGGTCGCAAGTGCAGAGATTCTTGCGACGGAAGACAGCGCCACGATCCTCGTTGATATTCTGGCAAGTGGCACAGAGGAAAGGGAGAGCACCGATGCAGCCACAGTCTATGTGGAACTCGACGCAATTACAACACTGGAACAACGGGACATCTCAGACAGTGCCACAGTACTTCTCGACATCGACGCAAACGGAACAGATGTCGCAGATTTCTCAGATTCGGCAACAGTACTTGTCGACGTTCAAGTCACGAGCAGTGACATTGGCGGATTTGTTGATGCGTCTACGATCCCCGTTGCGATTACCGCCAGTGCCTCCGATGTACTCGAAGCCGTCGACTCTGCAACTGTGTACGTCGACATCGTTGCGAGCGGAACAGAGTTTCGTGAAATCACCGATGCGGCGACCGTCTACACGGATATCAGCGTCACATCGTCGGATGTACAGGATGCGCTAGATAGCGTCGAGGTGTATGTCGACATTCAAGCATCCGGTGTCGACATCCTATCCGGTTCTACCGATGACGCCGCAGAAGTCTACGTGGACATCACGGCCATCACGACGGTCGAGACAGCGCAGTGGGTCGAGTCGGATACCGTTCTAGTCGATATACAAATTGTACCGACTGACATTCTACTCGCGGTCGATGCCGCGACTGTCTATCTGGATGTCACCGTTCAGTCGCAGGAAGAGCGTCAGCAGTACGACGAGGCTACCGTCTATCTGGACATCGTTGCATCGGGTACCGAGAGTCAGACGTTCGAGCGTACCGACGCGGCAGAGGTGTACGTGGACATCCAGTCGACTGCGAGCGACACCGCTCAGCTTGCCGACGCTGCCACCGTTCCTATCGATCTGTCGGTCGACACTGTTGACACGGCGCAGTTCTCTGATACTGCCACTGTCCCCGTGGACATCGATGTGGCGTCCGCTGAGATTCGTGAGCGGAGTGACGCTGACTCGATCTACGTCGACATCAGTGTCCTACCTGTGTCGTTCTTGGAATCTGTCGACGCCGACACAATTCCTTTCATTATTCGTGTCATATCGACGGAGTTCCGTGAGTCGGGTGATGAGGCCACGGTCTACGTCGATATCACCGTCAAGGCTGCCGTTCTCTCTGTCGACTTCATCCTCGAAGTGTCCGGGCCAATCATGCTTCGCTGGCGCGTAGAGGTGCCGATGTTACGGTGGGAGTGTGGGCGTCCACATATTCGATGGGATGTGATGGAGATGATGGCCCGGTGGGGAGTCATGTCAACTAAGCGTGTGAGATGGAGGGTGTGATGGAAGTACTGACCAAAGGAACCGTCGAGGTGTTGATCGTCCCGCTTGCCGATCGTCTGAAGAATATCTCCGATCTGGACGACGTGACGGGGAAGCTCTTCGATATCAAGCGGAAGTCAGACGATGGGGCGGTGATCACGAACGGATCATGGTTCACCGATGCCGACTATCCGATGTATGCACTCTGCAACATCGATACGACCGATTCGGACTTCACCCCCGGCGATGAGTACAAGCTGTATCTCAAATGGGATTCAGGCGCTGAACAAGTGAGGAAGGGGCCGTTCTACTTCCGTGTCGAAGACGACTGAGACCGATCCGGCTGAGCAACTTCTGCTCTTCGAGGACGAGAAGGTTGTCTCGTTCAAGATGGAGATGATGATTGCGATTGGCATTGATGTCGATCTAGCCGAGCGGATCGCGCTCGACCGTTCAATCGATTGGCACCGCGCGATCGACATCATGCAGGCAACCAAGGACGAGAAGCTAGTCAAGAGGATTCTTCTGTGAGTCTGGTCGATCCCGAGCGGAAGCAGTATATCTTCGATAAGGTGGGCTACACGCCGCATGACGGGAGACAGCAGGCGATCCACGACAGTGATGCTCGCTTCAAGGCTCTAGCCTGCGGTCGCCGTTATGGGAAGACGACCTTCGGTGCGCGTGAGCTAACCGCCGCCATGTGCGACCCGTACGATATCGGTCGCTATTGGATCGTCGGCCCGAAGTACACGCTCGCGGAGAAGGAGTTCCGCATCGTCTTCGGTGACATTATTCGCACGTTGGGCTTCGGGGATCGCAAGGATGTGAAGAAGTCCTACAACGTGGCGCAGGGGAACATGTCGATCGAGATGCCGTGGGGATCGATCCTCGAAGTCAAGTCGGCGCAGCATCAAGACACTCTGCTTGGCGACAAGCTGAAGGGTGTCATCATGGCTGAGGCCGCACGACACACGTCAGACACATGGGAGCAATACGTGCGTCCGGCACTCGCGGATGAGCAGGGTTGGGCGATCTTCACGTCGACCCCTCGCGGGTACAACTGGTTCCAGGGTCTGTGGATGGTTGGGCAGGATCGCTCAGCACATCCGTGGTACGAGTCGTGGCGTCTGCCGTCGTGGGAGAACCATACGGTCTTCCCTGGTGGTCGTATCGATCCAGAGATTTTAGAGATGGAGGCGAAGCAATCGCCGCAGTGGTTCGCACAGGAAATTGCGGCTGAGTTCACTGCCTTTGCCGGGAAGATTTACGGTGAGTTCAATCCCGCCATCCACGTCTATGATCACAGGGACATTCCCTATCGTCCTGAGTGGACGAACGTGTGGTTTCTCGACTACGGATGGTCGAACGAGTTCGTCTGTCTCGACGTGATGATCGATCCCGAGGACAACATGTACGTGTGGCGTGAGTACATGAAGTCGGAAATCGCGACACATGAGCATGCGAAGATCCTCATGCAGCGTGAACAGCCCGCGAACTATCACGTCGATTGGGGTGCCGGTGATCCCCGTGGCCCTGATCAGGCACAGACGTTGACAAACATCACAGGCGTACAGATTTACAGCCGAGAGGTTCATGTCGACGGGGAAGTCAGTGGCGGGCCGAATGAGTCGTGGCGTCTCGGTGTCGAGGAAGTCAAGAAGATGCTGAAGGTGCAGTCGGATGGTGTGCCGAAGCTCCGCATCTCGAATGCGTGTCCCAACCTGATCAGGCAGATGGATCAGTTGCATGCGCTCGAAGCGAAGGAGGACAAGAATGCCATCGAGGGTCAGTATAAGCATGACGACCACGGGCCTGATGCTCTTCGCTACGGCATCGGTCAATACTTCCTGAACGGCGCGGGGTCGTCCCTCGGAGATATCTACTCTCCGGGCCATCGAACGGAAGCCGCCACGTTCTTCCAGAACGAGAGTCATCTGAGTCGGTATGGCCGTTACTGAACAAGACATCATCGAGTATGCGCTTCAGCATCCTGAAGCGATGGGACTCGTCATCGAACCACAGCCTCGCGGAATCAAGCGATGGTTCTCATCCCCACGCGGTCTCGCAGAGCAGGCAGTAACGACGGATGACCCGCGTCGTGTCCGAACAGGGACATCGTATGCCGCTGGTGGATCGATCGATCCCGGTGTTGGTGTCGGTACCGAATCAGGCTCATCGCGAGGCGGCACATTCCGTGATGTCGTTCCGGCTCTTGCGACCCGAGCGCAGGCTTTCGCTGTCTACGACGAGATGGCGAACAGCGATGCGGCGGTCGACGTATCCTTGCGTGCGGCAAAGATGCCCGTCATGGGCGCTTCGTATTTCGTAGAACCTTTCGATAACTCCGAGGAAGCTCTCGTTATTGCGGAGTTCGTTCGCTACAACCTTCTTGAAGGATCGAACAGTCCCTTTCTCAACGTTCTCGAAGACATCCTCCGCATGTATGAGTTCGGCTACTCCGTGTTGGAGAAGGTGTGGGAAGAGCGCGAGTGGTCTCCCCGTAAGACGGGTGCGAACCGTCGTAAGTACACGATGCTTCGCAAGCTCGCCGCACGCCCAACTCCTACCATCAAGGAGATTGAGTACGACAACAATGGTGGGCCTGTGAGAATCATACAGGCCGCGTTGCAGGCAGACAACAAGCCCGTCGACAAGAAGATCGATATCGAGCAGCTTGTCATCTTCTCCCACAACCGTAAGGGTGGCAACCTTGAAGGGAAGTCGATCCTTCGTACGGCGTATCGTCCGTGGTACTTCAAGAACAATCTCTACAACATTGACGGTATTCAGAAGGAACGTCATGGTATGGGCTTCCCGGTCATCGAACTTCCGCCTGGATACAAGAAGTCCGATCGTGAAGCCGCACTCGAACTCGTTCGCAACATTCGTACGAACGAGCATGGTGGCGCGGTCATGCCTCCGGGTTGGGTTCTGAAATTCCTCGAACTTCCAGGTCAGCCGGTCGACGTGCTGCGATCGATCGAGCATCACAGTGGTATGATCATGCTGAACAGCATGACGCAGTTTCTCCTTCTAGGACTTGAAGGATCGGGTGGAGGACGAGCAACGTCAGGCTCACAGCAGGACATGTTCAACAAGTCGCTGCGCTACGTCGGTAATCAGATTTGCGATTCCATCAACCTGTACTGTGTGCCCTATCTCGTCGGATACAATTTCAAGACCGACAAGTTTCCGAAGCTCCGTGTGCGCAACATCGGTGAGACGAAGGACTTGCAGCAGTGGGCTTCGGCAATGGGCAACTTGAAGAAGAACGGTCTCATCAACTACACCGAAGAGACTGAAGAGTGGGTTCGTGAGATTGTTGATGCTCCGCTCACAGCAGGCGATCCTGATGCTGATGCTGCACGTGGAGTTAGTTCCGATCCGGGTCGACTCAATGCACCCGATGAAGCCGACCCGACCAATGCGGAGGGCTAGATGAAGAGTTACGGACAGATTGTCTCGCTTATCACCACGACACCGTGGATGATGATGCCCAACGCATTGCAGAACATGCTTGCGATCGTTGAGGCACACATGACCGGGAATGTGACGCAGGAGGCTATTCAGGCCGCTGTGGCACAGAAGGATGCGCGGCCGACCCGCGCCCCGCGCGAAGGGAAGATCGGGCTTCTGCCCCTGCATGGCCCTATCTTCCCTCGCGCGAACATGATGACGCAACTGAGTGGTGCCACGTCGCTCGAAGAGTGGGGTGGGGTGTTCACTCAGATGATCGAGGATGATTCGATCGATTCGATCCTTCTCGATATCGATTCTCCCGGTGGTTCGTCGGCACTGATTCCAGAAACTGCGGCGATGATTCGCCAGGCACGTGACGTGAAGCCGATCTATGCCGTCGCGAATACGATGGCTGGATCGGCTGCATACGGTCTCGCGGCGCAGGCAACGAAGCTCTATGCCTCACCGTCGAGTGTCGTCGGTTCCATCGGCACCTACATGGTGCATACGAACGACGATGAACTCATGAAGAAGCTTGGCGTCGAGCAGACGGTCATCAAGGAAGGACGCTTCAAGGCGGTCGACCTCGAACGTCT